AGTCCAATCGCTTCGATCTGAGCATGGGGAATCAATACAACCTCGGTCTGCGGAGCAACGGTCATATTTCCACGAAACTTGACGTACACGTCGTCGAAATCAAGGATCTCGTACGACGGGAGGGTTCGCCCTCCCGATACGATATTGACGAGCATGCCAACCTCAAGGAAGGACTTCTTGCTTTCGGGGGTAGTTCGCTTTGCGGGTGGCATTAGTACAGATACCCCTCACTGGTTCGATAGATGTCAGGTCGATACGTGTTGTGTCCGCTAAGGTTCATGAAATCGAGCGGACCGATCGGCATGGCTGGTGCCATGTTCTTTATGAGCTTAGGCTTAGTCGAAGTCTCCGACGCTGTTGGTGCCGTAAGTTCCTTGTCGATAGGGGTCATGATTACTCCCTAGCATAGCCCTCTGCGGAACGGTCAGGGGGTGGAGGTGAGTTTCCAGAATCCCCTTTTCGTTATGGTCAATAAGGGTGGTATTGCCGGAGGGTCCACAGATTGCACAGTGAACGCTCATGCAACCATGGAATTCGATATCACCTTCAGCCTTGGCTGGATCGTAAAGTCTGTCGCCGTTCATTACTTCTTCCTCCCCGCCGCAGACATCTTGGCCATCTTCTTGGCGCCATACTTCTTGCGCCCTACAGCCGCAGCTACAGCTGCGGGATTGCTGGCCCCCGACTTCTTTGCCGCAGCCTTGACGGCTGCGAACCTTCCACCCTGACCCAGTTTTGCCTTAGCGTTTGGCTTAGCCATAATTCTCCTTAGGTCTGCTCAATGAGGTGCCAGGCAACTGTGCTAGTGTCTGTGCCGCTTGAGCTGTTGATTGTGAACGAGGTTCCATTGATCCTCGTTGAAGACAGGTTTCCTGTAGTTCCGCCAGTGGTTTCGCGGGAAAGAAAGATCCTGGTATTGGCGGAGGTGGAAGTATTGGCAACGGTCACCGTTCCACCCACGAGAGTAGATACTCCAATTCGAGCGTTGGCTCCAGCCTTGATGGCTATTCCGCCACCAGCGGTGCCAAGATTGAGCGTGTCCTTCAGGCCGCCAAAGATATTCCACTGCCCGTTGGACTGGCCAGCGTTAGCGACAAAATAACCACCGATTGTAGCATTAGTATCTACTGTGAGATTGGTGGTGATCTCCACATCTCCAGTGATGGTTCCACCTGCACTGGCGAACTTTGTTGCTACAGTATTAGTGTTGGTGGTAGTTCTTGCGTCGATGTCGACGAGTGCCGCATTAAGCGGCACATCCCAGTTGATTGCTCCTGGAGTTATGGGTGTATAGCTCATGATCCGAATCCTCCCTGTCCGAATCCACCCTCACCGAATCCGGGACCATCAATTAGAGTGAAGTTACTTTCTGTTGCCACGCCAGAAGAGATGAGGCACGCTTTGACTGCATCGTTTACCGTGTGTTCGTATCCACCACGAAAGTAATGCAAGCCTGCGCTGGGCGCAGGCCAGAAGTCCGTATCTTGAGCATTCGGATTTGGGGGCAGGTTGATTGCGCCTATCTCGTTTGAGTAGGAATCGTAGCGAACTTCTTCGTAAACGCATGGAGAGACTTCCTGAACGGAAATTCCTCTATTCATGCGATATCGAAACATCAAGGTATTCCATGCGAATGGAGCTTCAGCCACGGTGTTAGTTGTGTAAATCCATGACGCCATGGCCGAAGCCCCTTTCACTTACTGCGAATAGAACGTGAACCACTGAGTGCCGTCAGACACAATGCCTGCACGGCCAGTGGAGCCACCAACAGTGCCAGCAACCATGGCAAACGTGGCAGCGCCATTAATGGTTTCTGCACCATTACCATCGAGGGTCAGAACACCAGTGTTCTGGCAGATGATCTCGTACTTGCGACCCGGCTGAGTCGTAGCAACTGGCGGCAGCGTGACTGTCTTAGTCGCGCTGTTGGTATAAATCATGACGTAGTCGTTCGCGGTCAGCGTGTCAGTCGTAGCGGCCACAGTGCGAACGGTGAACGACGTATTGTCGAGACCGGACATTGTTCTCCTTTACATGGGAGCGGGGGGAGACTGGAGCACCACCAGGTCCGTAAGGTTCTCCCAGGAGACGGCCTTGATAGCGCCATCAGCCACGTTCTGGAATTCCACGTACTCCAGATGAACACCAGTAACCCGGTACTGAACTCCGGCGGTGTCAATAGTGACTACAGACCCAACGCCGAACTTGAGCTCCGGGTTTGACCCCGGAGCCGTAACATCGACAGAGGTGATGCGATCCCAGCCAAGAACCCTACGGACATGTGGGGTTTCGGAGGTGTCGAATTCAAGGTAGCGAGAGTCAACCTTTACGACGACAGCGCCAGTATAATTGGCGCCTTCAGCGCTGATGTTCACAATGGAACCAGGGTGAATGTAATTCATATTACCTCCAATTGATTTATATTACTGTTACGCAGACGGGCGAGCGGAGGACGAGTTCTGAGCCACGATAAGCGCTTCAGGACGGTACAGCGTCCAGCCAGCCACGCCGTACCAGCCGAGAGGCTGGAAGCGGGTCAGCTTGTCAACGACCGGACCTCGGACGGTGTGGAACTCTTCCGCAACGGCCTCGGCAAGAGCCTGCTGGCCGGTGTAGTAGGTGTTGAAGACGCGAGTCTGAGTGGCGCCAGCGCCAGAGCCAGACTGCACGTTCTGCGCACGAGGAGTTTCGATGTAGCAAGCACCCTCGTACTCGCCAATCTCGCCTGCCCAGATGTTTCCAGCAGCCGAGTAGTTGTGCTTTCTGTTACCCCTCACGACGTTTCGCGTTGGGCGAAACGATAGCTCGTAGATCATCCATTTTGCAGAGAGTTTCCTCGTTGCGGGGCTTGCCGTTCAGTTCCTCAACCAGTAGTAGGAACTCGTGCATGGCCTGTACCTTCGGAACCTTCTTATCAATGTAGAAGGATTCCTCCCGAAGGATATCGATGATCTGCCGACACGTACTGTTCGTCCTGCTCATCCAAGTAAAGACGAGTTGCTTGGCACCCCGGGAGCTGTAGGTCGATTTTCGCTCATAGAGCGTTCCACCAAGGATTTCCTGGATATGGACCAGCATGCTCTTGCTGTCTTCGGCCTGTGCGATCTGAATGCTAGGACGGTGCGCCACATACATCTTTCCATGGCGACGATTCTTGTACATGTCGATACCGAGCCAACCCTCTCCCCAGAACAGGCCACGAAATTCGGCACGCCAAATCGGGTCTTCTGCAAGATGAGGTTTGATCGAGGTGTTTATGGACGGGGCCATACTTCACGCTCCTTATTTGTGAGTGACTAGGTCATTTCTGCCTAGTTCATACGGTTGAATTTCCGTATGTTCGGACTGTCGCATCTCCAGTGCATCACTAGAGTCTCTTCACTCAGTCTCTGCAACTGCACGGGCCTCAGGGCCCTGCTTGTTGGGGGTTGGCATCTCAGCGTTCCCCATTGATCAGAAGAGATTTAAAGACCCCCACAACTTACGCTGCAAGCGCGTAATCTACGAAAGGGTCTCGCCAGGCGGCAGCACCAGTCTCACGGCGCAGGTCGTAAGAGACCTGCGGGTGAATGTAGGCGGTGTAGTAGCTGCCCTTGTTCGGGTGTACCTTGTTGGTGCGAAGCTGGACAACCGCAAACCGAGCTACATCCGAAGATATGCGAGAGTTCGCAGTCTGGTCGATTGCCGTAAGGGCAGTCGGGTTAGTAGGCGTAGTACCAAAACCATAGGTGACGTTGCCCGTGGCAGGGTCACGACGAACGGTCTGAGTACCAGCCGCCAAGACGTTCTGAACGATAAGGTCGACAGAGTCAACCAAGTTCCACGCCACCTGGTTAACCAGGCCAGCAGTAACGTCGGTGAAGCTGAACAGGTCGAGCTTGTTGGAGACCAAGATTGCGTTGCCATACTCGTTAAGAGTAACGGACACGGTGGTCGGATTGCCGGCCGCAATGGCGTCCGGGTCAACAAGCTCGTTGAGCGGGGTGATCTGCTGAGCAAGATCCTGATACAGTTCAAATACAACACTAGAACCGGGCATGGCCTGCTGAACGGGTTGCTTGTCGGCGACCATGCGGAACATGGGCTGAGCACGCAGTGCGAACTCAAGAGCCCTGTCATACGCGGTCTGGACAAGATTCCCCATTGCTGAGGTGCCGGTAAAGGCGTTAGCCATTGTCACTCCTTGAGAGGTAGTGACCTCTATCGCTAGCCGTGATTAAGCCTGCGGAACATGGCGACGAGGTCATCATTAGATTTAGCGTCGCCGACAGCAGCAAAGGCAGCGTCCATAGCACCCATTGGAGTGCCAGCCTGCCCTGCTTCGGTCATTCGCTGAAACTGTGCTTGCTGCTCCGGGCTAATGCCCGGAGTGCTGTCGGCAACAGGTGCGGGGTTATCGCCCTGCGCGTTGCCATTCCCGCCAAAGACAGAAGACATGGCTTCAAACCATTCCTTCGCCTTTGCCGGATCGGGCTCTCCCGTATAGACCTTTGCGGCCTGCGGGGCACCCAGAGATTCAAAGACGGCAGCAAGCTGACTCTGCTTCTTTTCGTTTAGCAGCTCGCGGACCATGGCCGTGGTCTCTTCGTTCTGCTTCTTCAGTGCTGCGTACGCGTCGCGGAGAGCCTTAGGACCATTGAGTTCGTTGTCATTGTCCTGGCCCGCGTCATCGTTGCCTTCGTAACCCCACTGCGTCATGAGACGCACCTCCCATTAGGTTGAGTGCCATACGTCCGGGCCTGGGGAGGCCCGGTGCAGCTCACTCGTATTGGTTTACCGGTCTTCTGGTACATGGCTAACTGCCGGTGATGTTGCCACGGAGAGACGGAAGGGAGTCGAACCCTTCCGTCCCGATCTGCTACTTCGCTCCGCCTACCTGGGAGAGTCCACCACCCCGGGATGCCGCTCCAGCGGCTCCCGAGAAGGCTCCTCGCTCTTGCGAAACGAGCTTCTGCTTCTTCTGCAACGCAGCAGCGTTTCCCTCAAAGACCCCTTGCTCTGAGGTGCGTTGATCCCACTGCTGACCATAGATGCTGCCGAGCGCTTTCATGGTGTCCAATTCTTGGGCGACATTGGAATAACCTTGACGCGCTTGATCGGCGCTAACTCCTTCAAGGGCAAGCTGTTCAGCATATGCCTTATCGAAGGTGAGGCCCTGACCAAGAGCCGCTGCACCTACGGCAGCCGTTGCTGCAGACTTCTGGAGATGAGGCATTGCCTTATTCGGATCCAAGAAGTAAGCAGTCAGGTCGTTGTCTGCTATGCCCATCTGATTAAGGGCCTTGCGATAATTTGGATTTGCTAGCGTAGTTGCTTGGGACGCTAGGTCGACTCGGTTTTGAATCTCTGAAGGGCTGACATTTTTACCAATCCACTGAGTGAAGTCTGACGACTGATCATAAAAGCCGGACGGAAGTCCGGCTTGTCTCATGATCTGTTGGTAGCTAGCTTCTGTAGCTAGATACTCGCCAGGAGTTAGAACAGGAAGGCCTGCCTTCTTGCGGGCTTCGTTGCCAGAGAACCTAGCCTTATACTCCTTGGTGTCTTGGAGCAGAACAGAAATCGTATCTCCGGAATATCCATTCTTCACATAGTCGTAAATCTTTGGAGCTAGAGAATCAAGTCCGTAGGACTTGAACAAGGCGGAGACGGCAGAGTAGGCGTCGCGCTCGCTGCCAGAAAGCAGCTTGTCGTACTGGCCATTTCGTACGTAGATCTTATTCTGCGTAGAAGCAATCTCATCTTTATAGCGACCGATCTCCTTGGTTACGTTGGAGATCTGACTCTGAAAGTACTTAACTCTCTCGCTATTGGGATTCCTCTTCTTCTGCTCTGCAGCAAGGGAGGTTTTAAACTTGGCTATATTCCGATTGCCTGTAGTTACATACCTTTGATACGTATTGATCCAGCCCTCTAGGCTGGATGGTCTAGTAGCTGCCATCAGTTCTCCTAGTACTTGACGCCGAAGTCCGAGAGGACTTGATGTGCAACCTGCATCATGCTATCCTGGGCATTCTTGGTTTTCTTCCAGCGCTGTTCGCCACGAAGGTCGTTCTCAAACTGCCAGAGAGGCTTAACCTTGGTTTCTCCAGTCTGAGGATCTTTATATTGGAGAGCTTTTTTGATGTCTGGATCGAACGGGTTGATCGAACCGGAAGGTATCTCCAGAATCTGAGACATACTCTGCATGTAGGGAGAGGCTAGGTCGGCTATCGTTTTGCCGGCATCAATCTGAGTAGCCCACTCAGAATAAGTAGCTTTGGCCTGACGCCTAATCTCATCCTTATAGTCTTCTTCTGCAGCAACTCCGCGAATGATATTGCGAGACTTGTCGGCATACCATTGACTGGACATTGTTACGCCCATATTGTAAGCGTATGACCTAAGCTTGTCCTGCTC